GTTATTGTACTGTTAGTGTCGGTCTTAATTGTATCGTCAGCATATACAGTACTACCAATTAGTAGGGTAAGTAGTATAAGTAAGTGTTTCATTTTCTCTCCACGAGTCTATCTAGCTTTTCCTCTATTCTATCAAACTTGCTCATTATTTGATTAAGGACTTGAGTTGAGTCAACCTTAGTAACATAGTCTTCTCTAGTCCTGTTTAACAGTATACGTAATCTACTTAACTCTATCACATAACCTCTTAGCACAAAGCCAATAAAACCAATACCTAAAGTTAGTACACTACTCCACAAGTCAGTCATTTCCATAATTTAGTGTCCTATAGCTAAGATATGAACAGTACCAGTGCCATAGTTATCAAGAGTAGTAGACATAAACTGAAACCCTACTTGGCTAGTACTTTTGTTTCTTATATAAAGACTACCATCCATACTTGTCCCTACATTCAACTCCATTGCTATCTGACAATTAAGAATAGCATTAGGGAAGGTAGTAGGAAAAGAAACGTACTGAATGTTATCCTCTTGTGCTGTAAAGTTTGCAGTCTTCCACTGTATATACAAACCCCCTACCTCAAGGTAGTTACTGGAGGTCAAACCGTTAACATCAATTAGAGCATCACCAAAAGCCTTTAACTTAGCTGGAGAGAAGAGACTTTCAGTTGTACTTGTTCCAGTTAACCAAGCACTCGATGCTTGATCTCCAATAAGTCCAGCAGTAGCCCCACCTGATGTTACCACAGGAGTATTGTCAAGTATGGAAGTTACGCCTGTTGACTGGTTCATGTATGCTACATCAATCCAATTACTATCAGTCTCATCTCTCATCTTCAGTATGTTGTTAGTAGTATCATACCAAAACATATTAGCATAAGTTGTTGAGGGAGCTGAACCCCCACTATTGTTACTAGCAAGGGCTTGCAGTCCATTGTTTATATCAGATCTTGCGCTACTAGCAGTCTGGTTAGCTATAGAAAAGTCATGTTGTGACATATATTAGTACTCCACTGTGGCACTTAGTGCCGATATATTAGGGGTTATTTTCGGGCCAGTATTAGAGAGGGTAGCTCTAAACTCTACAAACCTACCTGTAATCTCTCCAGAAGCATCTACGAAAGATGCACTAGCTAAGTTAGATACTGTATCTGCGGCTCTAGCTTCTACTATGACACCATAGTCTGAGAACTCTGCGTCTTCATCAGTCCAAGTATCAAAGTTGTTAGGCCAAGTATCCCAGTTGTTAGGTATATCATCCCAGTTTACTTCTCCGTTAACAGCATCTTGATGTTTACGAGCTACAGTAATAGCATAAGATAGTCTAACTGTACGAGATGTACCTACATCAAAATAACTACTTCCTCCGTGATCAAAATCATAGACCCCAGTGGAATTTGCGTTAGCAAAGCTAGTCATAAATAACTTACCTCCAGAGACAGTAAGATTAGTCTTAGCTCCACTAAAACTCGTACTTTCTGTATCTGTATCAGACTGACCCAAGGTAGGTAATTCACTAGGACTAACAACAACAGCAGTTGCTGTAGTACTCTCGTTTCCTGTCTTATCTACAGCTGAAACAAAAAACTTACCAGCAAGTGCAGGGAAAGAAACAGACGTAGCTGGCCTAGCAATCTTATCTACCTTTACTAAAGTAGAAGCATCCCCAAAGTTTGCAGATGAATTTGATGAGTAGTGTAGTTTATAGTGTGATAAATCTAAAGCAGTAACTGGAGACCAGTTAAAGAATATAGTACCCCCCGATAGTAATTGGGTTAGGTTAGTAGGAGGTGAAGGTGGTGTAGTATCGTGAGTTACATTAAAGGTAGTTGTAATTGTAGTACCCTTATAACCAAGAGCATTAACAGGTGTAACTGATATAGTATAGTTTATAGGTGGTTCATTTACTTGAGGTGCGTCTATGCCTACTACTTCAAATCTACCTGCTGTATTACCTTCATTAACAAGTATAGCTTGACCCACAGACTTAAACACTGTGTCGCTTGTCTTCTTGTACTTAACAATAACTGATTCTACACGTTCTATAGCATTTGATGTTGCTTCTATAACAAGGACGTTAACAACACTTTCGTTAACTTCTCTATACTCTTTACTTACAGTAACACCAACATTAGGCACATCGTAGTAAGGAAGAAGTGTAGTATTATTACTTATAATATCTTGTTCGTCTGCTGAAGTAAAACCGAAAGCAGAAGAACTACTCTCTCTTAAAGTCATAGCGACTCTTAAGTCCCCACCTTCTACATTAGGAGACAGCTTCCAATCAGTAACTTCAAACGTCTTCTCGTTACCTGTAGTCCAACCATATCTGTCGTTCCTAAACTTGATGAAGTCTCCAACCTCAATGTCTAAAGCGTTAAGACCAAACTCTGCGCTAAGAGTAAGCTGTTCTCTATTCCTAAACAACATCTGTCTTGCAAGTCTTTGAGCCGCTTTAGGGTTGCTAGTAAATGGTAAGTTTAAGTCTAGTACAGACTCTACCCCATTATCCTGAGCGAGAAAAGCACTAGAGTTAATTTGCGGGTAGTCAGCACTAACCCAACCTGCGTCAGCATCTACAAAAGTTCCACGTACTGCATTAAAGTTATTTGACATAGACATCTTAGTGTCAAGTGATATGCCACTTCTAAGGTCGTCTAGTGTAAGTATTTTTGTAGGAGTTACGAAAGCTCCAACAAAGAGTCTCCAAGAACCTGATCCCCAGAATAAAGTACCTCCACACGAAGTCATCATGTTTTGTAGTACGTTGCCTATTTGCTCAGTTGATTGTACTACTCCGTTAATAGCATACTGTTTTGTACTATCTGATAATACTGTAGTGTCTGCACTTATAGAAGCGGCTTCTTCAAAAGTAGCGTAATCAATACTACTGTCGTTTAGTCCATACTCAGAAGTTAGAAAGTCTCTTATTATCCAAGCGGCATTATCAGTCCAAGCAGGTGTTTGTGCTACACCGTTAACAGTAGTAGCTACCTTCTTACCTTTTATCACCGCAGTTACTACAGGCACACCATTTGCAAAAACACTTGAGTCGTATTCAAACCTACAATATAAGTAAGATAACCCTTTACCTACAAAGTCAGCATTAGTAGAAGTCTCGTTGTGTAGAGTTGTAGCTAGTGTCTGTGTAGAGTTAGCAAAAGTATCTGTAGCACTTGTTTGATCTCCTTTGTGTACGTAGATCTTAACTTTGTTGTCCCATATAGGTTCAGTAACATTCTCGTTAGTCATTTGAACTAAGATGTCGTTAAGATATATACCTTCTACACTATCTACTTCGTGTCCAGCTATAGTTATTATTTGGTGAAGTATCTTATTGTCACCCCCACTAGACTCAGCAAAAGTTAGAGATCCACCTTTTCTTACCTTACCATAAACAAACTGAGAAGGAGATAAAGCACCTTTAGAGTTAACTTGTAAGCCGTTAGATTGATTAACCCCATTCAAACCATCAGGTTTAGGTGTCAAAGCTCCTATTAAAGCGGTTGTTACCATAGTTAAAGCTACGTAAGTTAAAGCATAAACTGTATAGTAAGTAGCGGCAGAAGCTGATGCACCCACTATAAAAGTTGTAATAGCTGATACAGGATCTTTAGGTGCTACTTCATGTATATTTTTGTGTCGTAATACGTTAAAAGGAGTGTTGTGTTTATTTATTGACATACCCAAGCACTTTCTACATCTTCAATGTTTAATCTTGTTAGGCCTTCCCTATTAAGGAAGACAGCCCTAGAGCCGAGGGAAATACCGAGAGCGACACCAGTTATCCAGCGACACCCTTTCTTAGTTGTAACTAGGCTACCAAATACAGGTCGATCAATTCTAGTTAGTTTAGTAGTTAAACCTTCATCTAAAGAGTTAAAACCAAAGTCATCTCTCATGCTCCTTGGCCCTTTAGGATGTACTCCGTTGCTTTGCATGTACAAGCCTTCCCAATCATCAGCATAACCCACACCGTACATAGCTTTAAATGCACCGTTAGTAAAAGTAAAACAGTCGTGTACACCCCACTCAAAGGGAATACCTATCATTTTATCTAAGTAAGAGTTTAACCTGATGTAGTCTGCTTGCCCCATGTTACTGTCTGATCCTGCATTGACTGTACGTAGGAAAAGAAGGTATCTCCATCGTATCGGGATTGTTGATTTTCATTAGTATATCTCCATCCACTAGAGCGTTCTAATTCTATCAGTTTACTTTCTATAGTTAAAGCGATTGTACTTGTATCTGCCTCATCAACTATTGTCATCTTGTCCATCTTACCAGAGAAGATTTCCACAACAGATGAATTACTTTGCTCACCTAAGTACAACCTCGCCACTCTTCTTTGATAAGGCTCTTGTAGAGCTAGAGAGACTATAGAGTTAGGTAGACCAGTTAAAGTTACCTCTAAAGACTTAGAAGCTAGATCTCCTACCTCCTCTAGATCTCCAATGGAAAGTAAGCTACCTGTACCTGTGAATACCTGATTACTACCTTGTACGTTTATAGTTTTATCACCTAAGCCAGTCCACAAACGTAGAGGAGAAATGTCAACATTACTGCCATCTGAACCCACAATAGTTCTAGTGTCAAACATAAGTTCTATAGCGAAGTAAGGTTGTATTTTATCTCCAATAAGAGCAGACAGCAGTGAGGAAGGTATTGCTCTACTCATCCTACTACCTCCATTGCTCCAAATGAAATACCAAAGAAACTTGCATCATTAACTGACCAAGAAGTTTCGTTAGCTGATAATCTAAAGACTCCAGCAGAATTAGTTAGGTTAGCTGACACACTTGATCTAGCTTTTCTTAGCTTAGGCCATATCTCTAGAGTACCATCTCCAGATTGATCTTGTAGTACTTTATGTAGAGTAGAATCTGAGGCAGTGCCTAGTTGAATATAGTCACCAGCTTTAAGTGTACCAGTCATAACTACACCTACAGAACTAGCACCTACAGTACCTGTTATAACAGCAGATGTTGCAGTACCTCTCACAGTCTTAGCTGATGGGTCGTTAAGTAGGAATGTACCTGACATACCCTTTAAGCTCATCAGAAAGCTAATCCAAGTCTCTGCATCATCTCTATTCATAGGTGGTAAACTAATGTCAGCTTCCCACATCTCACCATCATAAGATTGTGTCTGTTGCTTATAAGTAAAAGGAGACATAGATACAGCAACTG